CCAATATACTGCCCTTCATCAGCTCCGGTTGATAGCTCGAACCACGCGTTAAACTCTTCATTAAAGGCCCATGTCTTACCATCTGTTGGGAATGTCAGAATATAAAACTCCATACCCTCTATTCTTGCGACAAATGCCCTTGCGTCTGTGGTGGTGTAGGTTGCAAACTCTGCCGATATTGCAGGAGGTGTTACTGGATCAGGTTGGGTTGCGCTGAACCGGTAAACAACCGAATCAATACCAAGGAAATAAACGTATTCAGGCGTGCTGGCTACAGAATATGGTGAATCCATACCTATGTTCATCGTACCGCCTTGAACTCGGTCGAATGGCGGGTTGCCTGTGCCTGAGTTGTACCACGTCTCTACGCTGCTCCTGTCACCAAACAGATAAAGCCGTTCGTTGAACGTGAACACTCTAATGGTATCGTCCGGCGCGCTTTCTGCGGTTGCAAAATTATTAGATGCTATCGATCCTGGCACCCCCACATCTGAGGTTTGAAATTGACCGCCTGTTGAATCATTGATCATTTGTTGATTAAGGTATGCAACCGAATTACCTGGGTTTAGATCAGCATCGGTTAGCTCTGATAATACCCCGCCAGTAACGAGATAGTCCTTTGACCCTGTAGCAATCCGCATGGTGTAGCCGTCATCAGCGAATATGCAAGGGTTAACCCCATCAATGGTTCCGAGTGATGTCTGTACGCCTTGTCCCGTGATGCTGTAGAGCGTTTGGTCTGTAACCTTGTAAAGTGTACCGGCGAATACGTGAAGCCCTCTATCCAGCCTTAGAACGTCATCAGTCGACCATGCTTTTGACCCATACCATGATGTGATGGCGCTTTGTGATTTTCCGCTGGGGACAAATTCAGGGATAAGGTTCATTGTCTTTTGTGCGGACAATGATCTTGATCTGTGGGTATAGGATGCCCCTGTAAAATTAACTGGGACTTGTTTGAAAGGCATTATTTCACCCTGCTAAACGGTATAGCCTTGGTTTCTGATTACTGGTGAAGGCCCATACCTGCCTTCTCTTGTTGCTTGGTTTGCGCCTATGATAGCGCTGATAAAATCATCATAGGAGCCTGAAGCGCTTTCTGTATCTTTAGCCCATCTGTATAGCGCCCACAAGCTACCAGCAAGATAAATAGACGGGTAATTGGTTAATATATCGTTTGTGGCGTTTGATGATGATAGAGCGGCTGGCGTTGCCATGTATTGCATTGAAAGATTGTACTCAATATCAGCAGGACAATTAAATTCTAGCTGACTTGTTACCGTGAACATCGAAGGACATCCACTAAATGGAGATACTCCAAGCGTCTCTGGTGTTTTATACGATAATGGATATTGAATAGCATTGGCTGTGGTGTCATCGATCAGCAGCCTACGCATTGAAGTAAACCCATCAGGAAGCGGTACAAACCTTGAGTCTATAGTCATTGAAGCTGTGGCGCGGGTTTCTTGATCTCGAACTATCAACGCCTCAACCCTGTTATTGAACATTTCCTGTTCGGCTAAAGCTATAAAATCATCCAGCTTGTCGGCTACATCCTCACGGTGCGACCATTCAACTATAGATGATTTCAGATTGCTGTAGGTATCAAGAGCCACAATTAATCCTTATCCTTATACATCAAGCTAGGTATCTCTAATGGGACGTACCCATCATCTATTTCTATCGGCTTTGAGTTCTTCCTGACTACTTCCATCCAGTTAGAACTAAATTCAGATTTAGAGCAATCAAACGGTTCGCCACCTGGCTTTCTATACTTCCCACCAAAGAATCCCCGCTTAATTGCTCTAACCTTCATTCCAGTTACCCGATGGTTACGTTATCAGCATAGGAAACATACTGAGAAACATCACTCAATGGCGCTATCCAAGCATCCACTGTGATAGTCGGGGTTGTTCCAGCCAAGGTGTAACGAACACCGATGAAATCACCGGCCTCGTCATCCATAGTTGGAGGGATAGGGATAGCGAACACGAACCCAGCAACCAGTAAATCAGCATCTTGTGCGGGCGCTCCTGGTGTACCTGATTCAAAGATTCGCCGCCCCATCAACTGAGCGCCTGTAGACTGCGCAGCGTTGGTCGCGTACTCAACATCAAAGGTGTAGTCCTCATCACCTGTGGTTTGATCCGCTGCAACACCGACCGAGAACACTACAGCCATAGGCGTACCGTTACCAATCCCAGCAACTACTTCGAGATCGACCACGTTAGTACCAACCGCCGTAGCTGTTAGCGCTTGCGCGTCTGACAGTTTTAAAAGTTTATCAATATACATGTTACTTCTCCTTAAACCACTCGGGCTTCGGCAACGGTTAGAACGTCCTGAAGACGAACAGGAATGCCCAAAAACATCATTTGATGAATTGAACGCCCAAACTGATTAATAGCTGGCTCGATAGTCACCGCGCTATTGCTCTTATCTAGCGCTGCAACGCGCAAGTGAGAAGCCAAGGTACGGTTAACATAAAACGCAGCATTAACAGAATCAATCGATGGAATGTGATCAATCGCCCGTGACATCAGCTTGATTACTGCTGTGGCAGCGGATGATGCCTGCGTTCCTGTCGCGCCGATAAGATCAGAATTGTCGATATTGGCAATTCGCACACCATAACGCCAATCGCCCACAACTAAACCTTTATCCAACTGGAACAGGTCTTTGTATGCGCGAAAAGCGTTGCCGTCTGCGTCATTAACGTCATCAACGCCAAGATCTTGATGATCAATACCAACGTTAGATCCTTTAGGGAAAATGCCATAAATAGCGCTATCACCCCAGCCAACCAACCATACCGACATATTATCTGTGCTAGTACCCCCAGCATCGATAATATTATCTGCATTAGCAGCGGACAGATCACCGTAGCGATTAGATAATCCCACGTACTCTTCAGGGTTTGCAGCCGACCCATAGAACATTGTGGTAGCGTCAGTCTGTGACATCCCTTCAACGTGCGCCCTAGCTTGTTGTACCCGATACGCGCCGACATCAGCCTGTAAGTTAGCAAGCTTAAAGTCAACATGAGATCGGCTTTCAAGCATGGCGCAATTTTCTACTACTTGCGCCTGGGTTGCTTTCTGAGCTGGTGTACCGGCGTTCATCATCCGATAGTAACCAGTCGGCAGACCTGTTCTGATTGATGTTTGATGACCTGTTGGCAGATTACCCTCAACCATTACTTGGTCTTGACCGGCTGAGTTTACCTGAGATAACATTTCGACAATATCTGCCGTCTTGCCGCTTGGGTCGCGTGTTTTAGCCCAATCCAACATGGTGGGCATTGTTGTAGATAGTGTAGCCATTATTTATTTGCTCCGTAAAATCGTTCGGCCATAGTGGTCTGTTTTTGACCTTTGGCGTTATCACTGGCGGTCTTCTTGCTTGCTTTGGTCTTTCGTTTCATTTGCGAAACGTTTGACTCTTTTAGCTTGCGGTATTTGCCAGCATCAATTAATGCTCTCGTGATCCTGTGATCAGAAAGCTTGCCGATGTCATCATTGCTGAACCCTAAATTCACAGCGTACTTATAAGCCCCGTCGAGGTCTAACTTCTGGATAGTTTGCCCTTTCTTTGGGTCTTTCCATTCAGTCATTGCATCAATAAGCTTTTGGTTCTCGCTGGCAATTGTGGAAGATAGCGCTTCCTGGCTTTTGGCTTTCGCCTTGGTCAATGTTTCGCGCTTAGCATCGATGGATTCTTTGCGCCGTAAATACTCGACATAATCATCCTCTTTGAGGTCTTCCATTTCAGCACTGCTAACTTCTGACAGAAATAAAGCCTCAAGCTCTGAAGCAAGCGCGGTTAGATCAGAGTTGAGATCTGCAACTCCTTTCCTTTCACTAGCCAGGGCCATTGTCTTTTTCCTGTAATCAGCATCCTTTAGCTGTTGAGACTCCATGGTCTCGAACTCTTCTTTGGTTAGCGATCGACCAAATACGTCAATTGCTCCATCGTCTAGTTCGTCCTCTGTATCCTCATCAGCTTCAAGATCAACTGATTCGTCGATGATAATTTCATCGGAGTCCTCATCAATGATTTGGTTGTCCGTATCTTCTACGGCCTCATCATCTTCTGAGATATAAAGCGGGTTTTCGCTGTCCATTAGATTACCTTTTAAACTCGTTTGTATCTATTTGGATTTTTAATCCGGTCAAGTAGTGACCTTTCAGCCACCTTACCTTCTTGCATAATCTCTTCAAGCTCATCTTGAATTTTGGTAATGCTTTGCAATGATCTGACCAGTTCTAATGACTTGTTATTATCCCCTAAAATAGGAATAGTTGCCAATTCTGCGATTATTCGGCCCTTGATAGAGGTAGTTGCAAACACATAGGCATCATTGTTTAAAACTTTCTCGGCCTCAGCCCCAAACATTGCGGTATCAGCTAGGGCTTTATTTTCGTCTTTGTCGCTCATTGTCCTTGCCCTTGGCCTTGTATGTCGATTTGGTGCTCAAGCTCAAGCTCCACGTACTTCGCCTCAAGGTCTGCGATTGCCTTATTCGTCTTGGCTGTAAGAGTTTCATTGAATTGTCTTTGATCCTCTTTCAGTTTCGCAATGTTTAGCTCTTGAGTAGCCTGAGCCTTTATCAAGTCTGCTTGTGCTTTTATTTCTTCAGCTTCTGCGAGCGGGTTTTCCTGTACCATCTGTTTTAATTGCTGGTTCTGAATGGTGAGCCGCTCAAATGCTGCACGTAGTATTTCGTCTGGCACTTCTGGGTTGTTAAAGTATTCAGAAACATCAGGCTGGCCTGATGCTCGAACAACTTTTTTCAGTATGTTGTAGATCTTCTTATCGTCTGTAAGAAGTGACCCTTGCGCCTTCAGCTCTTGACTAATTGCGTACAATCCATTCATTTCAGCTAACACTTCGTCATCGTCACCGGCAGCCAATCCAACATTACTTGCTAGTGGTTGATCGGATAACCATCGACGCGGGTCTATCTCCATCGGCTTACCAAGCACCATAATTTCTAGTGATGTTTTCTGGTAGTGCTTAACCATCCAAAGCATTCCAGAATACAGCTCTTTCCAGCCTGTCTCTGCAAACCCTCGTTGGATCATGCCATTTTTAGACGTGGAAGCCTTATCTAGGCCGTTAAAGCGCGTTGCTGTCTCTTTGCCTAGCTTGTCAGTATCTAGCGCTTGGTTGGCTACCAATGACCCTGTGCGCTGCGCTCTGGCTGCGTCTGCTTGCTGCATGACCATCATTAGCTTGTCGCCAACGAACGGTATAGGTAATGCGGCAACGTTGTTTAATGGGTTGCTTTCCCCTTTTATGCGGACAATGCCAGTATTTTTGTTTATTGATAAATCATCAGGGTTAACATTACTGTTAGCGGCTATACGGCCAGTCCCAACCATGTAGGCATTCATCATGGTATGCCGCCATAGCGTAGTACGGATCGCTTCGGTTTCTAGTGTGATCTCTCCACGACTCAAGCCTATTAGCTGCCCTGGCAGCATCACAGAGCATAACGTGGCGTATGGTGCTATCTCGTGCGGCTCATCTTCAAGTACAACCTTACCAACTCGCAGAACTTTTATTCTCTCTGCTATCCCGTCGCCGTCTTGATCGTATTTTATATATCTAGTCTGGAGCTTGACTATATCCAGCGTCCAATCAAGATTGCCTGATTGGTACTGCTGTGGGTTTTGGCCGGTTGATCTCTTCCTGTCTTGGGTGTCGTGTTGAAGTGTGGCGATTTCTAAATCTTTGACTATATCTTTATCAAAGCCAGCGGCTACCAAACTTGATTTAGTTGTATAGGTATCATGCCCAACCATCTGAGCATCATCTGTGCTGGTCGCGCCCGATGTTATTACGAAGTTTTCTGGGTCAATATACCGCTCGAAATAGGTGCCTATGGTTTTCTCAATAGTTACCTTAACATCTCTGAAATCGTCCCTCGGCTTTCTCTCTACATCTTCGATTGAAACAGTGGCCCCTTCATCCTCTTGCAGGCTCATTTCAATAGATAGAAGGCTGTATTCATCCTCTGTTAATCCCTCATACTCAACAACCCGAACCTTGTCTTCTTCTTCAAACCCAAAGTTAACCGCGCTGTATTTGTAGATTTCCGCGCCGAGCATCCAATCGTAGTTTGTTTTGTATGATCCTGGCTGCTTCCTGATCAACCAATCTATGTATTTTGTTTTCTGCTCTGCTTCGGCTGCTTCGCTATCGGTGCCTTTTGTAGTTTGGAACCCTAAAACCTCATCATGACCAAGGAACGTCTCAACATGGCTTGCCATATCGGATTGAATCAGATCATAGACATCGGTTGATTGAACCTTTGACTCATCCTCAACCTCATTCCACGGCGCGGAAATATACCTGTCGAATATCTCTCTATGCCTTTCGTTCAAATCATCGGAGGCATGAATAGACCTGGCCTCGGCTTG